CGAGTCGGCGGTCCTGCTGGTGGACGAATCCGACGTGCAGATGGTGTCGGAAGGCTGATATGACCACCAAATTCTCCCTGTTCCCCTCCGCGACCCCGATCGCCGCCGACACGGCGGTTGGTTTGCACGGCGGCGACTGTTCGCAGTTCACCTTCACCGCGATCACGACGCTGATCGCCGCGACCACCAAGACCCTCACCAACACCACGTTCGACACCGCCGGCACCGGCAACAGTTTCAGCATCAACGGCGTGGCCGCGAGTGCCAACACCGGAATCGGCGCGGTGGCCCGGGCGACTTCCCCCACCTTTGTCACGCCCACCCTTGGTGTCGCCAGCGCGACCAGCCTCAACAAGATCACCGTCACCGCCCCCGCCACCGGGGCGACGCTGACCCTTGCCGACGGCAAGACCTTCACGGTTTCCAATACCCTCACGTTCACCGGTACGGACTCAAGCTCGGTCGCCTTTGGCGCCGGCGGCACGGTCGCCTACACCGGCAACAACCTTTCTGCCTTTGCCGCCACGACCTCGGCCCAGCTCGCCGGGATCATGTCCGACGAAACAGGCTCGGGCGCGCTGGTATTCGGCACCAGTCCGACCCTCACGACCCCTGTCATTTCCTCAATCACCAACAGCGGCACGATCACGCTCCCGACCGGCACGAAAACGCTGGCGACGACGGTACAGGCCGATTGCGGGTTCTCGTTCGGGATCTCGACGGTGGCCAATCAGGACTACACCATCATCCTGAAAGCACCGCACGGCGGCTTGATCTCGGATATTGCCGGCAAGAGCGCATCGGGCACCTGTACGGCGACCTTCAAGATCGAGGGCGTGGCGATCACGACCGGCGCGGTATCTGTGACCAGTACCGAAAGCGCCGTGACCCCGACGGGTGCCGCGACCTTTGTGGCGGGCGACACGATTAGCGTGACCTGTTCCGCCAACTCGTCCTGTCTGGACGCGAACTTCTCGATCAAGTATTCGCGGACCCTCGCGTAATGGCTGTCAAGAATACCGTCGCAAAGGACTGGACCTCGCTGGTCGCCTCCTTTGACGGTTACAAGTATTCCGCCTATCCGGCGGGCGATAAGCCCTCGGGGTATGTGTCGGCGCCCACCCTGCTTGATACCGACATTATTGCCGGACCCTTGAGCGGGGGAGAAAACAACAAGGGCTGCTATATGTCCTTGTTCGGCTACAACCTGGGCCTGCGGGCCAACATGGGAACCGCTTCCGGGGCGCGCGTCTATCTGCGCACGAATAGCGGGCCGGGCTCCTGGGTGGAAGTCGACAACTACCGGGTGCTGCAAACCTCGCGGACGTACTCCGTCAATCAGGTGGTGCAGATCATTGTGCAACTGGGCGCGCTCGGTGGCGCGACGGGATCGTGTGACGTAAAAATCACGGTGAATGGGGTAGACACCAACATCCTCACCAACCAGTTCTATGTCCAGCCGGGCCGGATTGCGTTTGTCTCGACCACGGGCGACGACTCCACCGGTCTGTTTGACGACATCACCAAGCCGTTCCGCTATGTGCAGAACTACTCGGGGGGATCCCCGGTCGCCGGAAGCCTGTGGGCGACGACCACCGCGAAGGGCGAAACGGGCATACGTCCGGGTGACTTCATTGTAATCCGTGGCGGGACGTGGAGCGATCAGGTGGGGTATGACACTCGCTGGGCGCGCTTCCGCGACAAAGGGGGCACAGCACCGAACGGCACCTTGGGCCAAGGGTACATCACCTTCACCCGCTATCCCGGCCCCGCCAACGGCAATGCGCCGGAAGTGGTCAGTTATGTGGACCCGACCGGGGGACGCGGCGGGATTCAGGGCTGTCCGACCGCCTACGGTGCGCCGAACGCGAACAATGGGCAGTACGTCGTCGTGTCCGGCCTCAAGTTCCAGCTCTCGTCCACGTCGGTATCGGATTCTGGTGGCGTCAACTTCCAGACCAGCGCGAACTACTGGCGCGTGTTCGACAACGAGATCGGCCCGTGGCCGACCACGACCATCGGCTTACTCGGTGGGATTGGTGGGAACGGCAACCCATTACGCATCCGCTTCAACTACGTTCACGACATCGGTGGTCCTGCAGGACTGACCAACCACGGCATTTACCTGGATGGCTCGAACGTCACCGCGAAGAATGCGGACATCGCCTACAACTGGATCAAGAACATCACGGGCGGCTCCGCGATTCAGTTCTTCAATCAGAGTGCCGCGGATTACTTCACCGGCATGACCGTCCACAACAACTATGTCGATGGCTGCGCGAAGTACGGCATCAACCTCAATGCCTACCTGCAATCGGCCGATGTGTACAACAACATTGTGATCGGCGCGGGGATCAATTCCGTGAACATCGACGGGAACCATACCCCGGCCATCAATCTTGTTCACAACACGTTTATCCAGACGATCACCAGCGGCGCGTACACCCGCATGATCGCCAATAGCGGCGGCGCGATCACGACGGGCACGGGCATAAACATTCAACACAATGTGCTCTACATTGCGTCCGGCGCCGATTCCTCGCTGAATTACACCAATCTCGGGGCGGGCGATACGACCGTCACGATGGCAGAAAACCGCTACTACGACGCCAACGGCTTGCAGATCACCGTGCCAACCAAGGATGCCACGGGCATCTATGGGAATCCCACCTTTACCTCGGTGGCGAGCGCGAACTACACGCGCACGGCCAACCTGGGCGATTGCGCGGCGGCGGAAGTCTTTGCGGTAGCGACGGACTTCTACGGCTGGGCGCGTCCGGTCACGGGAACGGGCGCACCCGGCGGGACGAAGAACGATATAGGCGCCACGCAGGACTCGGGTACCTGACATGGCCTACGCTCTCCGCAGCACCTTCCCCACGACCTCCTGGGACGCGACGGGGAGTACGTTCACCACACGCACGGCCTCCGGTAGCTCAGCGTTATCAGTTGGTGACCTGATCGTTGTGGTGGTGCCATACCGTATTGTTGGTGGCACATCGATCACTGTTACTGACAGTCTTGGTAATACCTACACGGAAACTACGACCAACCCGCAGTATGAATTGGTCGCCGACTCGGGCAAGTCGGCGCGCTTCTTTTACTGCAGCGTCACGAACGCCGGAACCCCGACGATCACCGCGACGGCGGGATCGGCCTGCCGCGACTTCGGTGTGTTTGCTTGTGCCTATTCCGGCATGGCCACATCCTCGCAGTTGCAGGTAACGGCCGCATACAACCGGCAGGCCGGTGTCGGCACCGGTACGGACGCGATGACTTCAAACTCCGCGACGATTGTCGCGCCGCCGTGCTTGGTCATTGGCTGGGGCTTCAATATCAGCAACTCGAACGGCACGCGCGACAATGCCGGTACGGGATTCACCAGCCGCTTAACCGGTCAGTCCTCGAACGGACTGACGGACATCTGCCGCTTTGAAGATAAGCGCGCCACGGTATCCGGGGCAACTACAGCGACCTGGACCGCCACACAGGCGGGCGACGATCAGGTAACGTGCATACTCTGCTTCTCGGAACTCAACACCGACCCGACGATTCAGGGTGGCACCGCGAATCCGGTCCACCTGTCCACGGGGAACACGATCACGGGCGTTTCCTTCGGCGCCTCGCAAGGCGCAGGTACGCTGGTGATCGGTGGACAAGCGCAGACGGTAACAGCCTGGTCCGACACCAGCATCACCTACACCGCGAACCGTGGTGTCAATCTGGATGATGTGGCCGTCAATGCGGTCGTGACCAACAACGCCGGCACCCCGAGCGGCGCTTATGCCCTGACGGGTTTTCACCAGCCCTCGGGGTACTACTTTGTCACGCTGACCTCGGTGAATGCAACGGCGTCCTACCGCATCACCGCGGCGGGGGATATTGCCGCCGGCAATCAACTGGAATGGGACAACTCGCTGGTCACCATTTACGCCGACGGCAGTTTTGTCGCGGACCCGACTGTGACCTCGTTTAATGTGCGCGCCGGCGTGACCACCGATGGTTGGGGCTCGCTGGCGGCGCAAACGCTGGCGTCCGCTGGGGCGGCACTCAGTTCCGTGGTGTGGATGTCCTGACATGGACTGGCTCAAACCGGCCAATCTGGTGCTGGCGCTGACGCTGCTGTGTGCCGCGTATGTGGTGTGGAAAGCCCAGCAACGCGCCGACTTCGACTGGGCGGAAATGCTCCGGGACGAGAACAAGAAACCCTCCGCTTTTCGCATCATGTCCTTCGGGGCATTCGGCGCAACGACTTGGGTACTCATGCACGACGCGCTGGGGCAAACCATCAGCGACACCCAGTGGCGGGACTACCTGATTGCGTGGTCCGGTGCGGCCGTCATCGCCAAAGCGATCGACGCCTGGAAAGACAAATGAACACCGACGAACTCCGCGCGATCTGCCCGAACATCGGCACCCGTGCGGAATCTTGGGTGGATCCGCTCAATGCGGTATTCGCCAAACGCTTCATTGACAATCCGCGCCGGCAAGCAGCTTTCCTGGCGCAAGCGGCGCATGAGTCCGGTGATTTTCTGCACCTGATCGAAAACTTGAATTACAGCGCCGAGGGGCTGGTCAAGACCTTCCCCCGGTACTTCGACATGGTGCACGCCTTGAACTACGCCAGGCAACCGGAAGCGATCGCCAACCATGTCTATGCGAACCGCATGGGCAACGGCTCCGAAGCCAGCGGTGACGGCTGGAAGTTTCGGGGCAGGGGCATCTTTCAGCACACCGGAAAGAACAACTATGCCCACCTGTCGCTGATGATCTTCGGCGACGGCCGCTTGATGGATGTGCCGGACCTGCTGCTGAACCTGGACGCCGCCTGCGATGCCGCCGGGGTGTACTGGATTGACAACAATTTGAACAACCTCGCCGACACAGACTTCGATGCCGTGTGCGACGTGGTGAACCGCGGCCACAAGACCGAACAGCAGGGAGATTCCAACGGCTTTGCCGACCGACTCGCGTACTTCAATCGCGGACTGGAGGTTTTATGAACCACAAACAGCTTCTCGAAACCGTCGAGCAACAGTGGGTATCGGGACCGGTCTGCGTTTTCCGCATGGGCGAACACTTCGCCGTCGCCCGGCCGAACACCGCCAACTGCGCTGAATTGGAATTCACCAAGGGCGCGGAATTGCTGGGCACCTACGTCCGACCCCATGAAAAGGCCAAGGTGTCCACCTTCATCAACCGAGACATAGGAGCCTGACATGAGCATCGTTGACGACAAGATTGCCCAAGTGAATGAAGGTGTGACCAAAGCGAAAGCCTGGTACGCCAGCCATCAGTTCTATGCCGGCGTGATCGCGGGCCTGCTGTTCGTCGGCCTGTTGAAGTTGCTCAAGGCTTTCTGACATGAACCGGCGCCTGCACGCTGCGCTGCTTACGGCGGTCGCGGTGGTGGGTGTGATCGTCCTGGGCTGGATGAAATTCGCCCGGGCCGATATGTCCGATATATCCGTCGTCACCGGCTCGGTGTACGCCATGAGCATTTCCGTCTGCTCGAAAAAACAATCGGCCATCGACGTGCTGGACGCGACCAAGATCAGCCGCGACCACGGCAACAAACTGTTCGACGCGCTGGACGACTGTGACAACATCGCTGCCGCCTTTCGTGTGGGCCCGGTGGTGTATGAGGCCAAGTTTCCCGACGGCACCAGCGCCCGCGTGGTGGAGATTCAAGTCCCGACCAACGCGAAACTGAAAGCCTACTGGATGACCAGCATGAAAGTGGTGGCCTCGGTGGCCAAGCCCGGCGAGAAGCCGTCCAACGAGATCCGCCAGCCGGTGCAGATCAAACCGTCGTGAGCCTGTTTGACTTCATTCCCAGCCCGTACAAGTGGCTGGCCGGCGGCATTGCCGCGGTGGCCGTAGCGGGCTTTGTATCCTACTGGATACATCTGTACAACGATTCGATCCGCGCGCCGCTCCAGCAGGAAATCAATTTCCTGACCGACTCGATCAACGCGAACAAGGCGCGCGCCGCGCGGGAACTGGCGGCAGAAACCGCCAAGGTCCAGGCTGCGCAGGATGAGCGCGATGCCGAGATTGCGAAACTGCGAGGACAATACAATGCGGAAAAAAGCAAGCGTGATGCTGAGTTTGATGCTCTGCGCCGTGAGCATGGCCGGCTGCGGGACGCCGAAGCTGCCGGATGTGGGCAAAGTGGTGGTGGTGAAGCCGGCGGAAAAGCCGAAACTCCCCCAGGAACTGCGGGAGCCGGCGGCGGCAATCAACTCTCTCAACGCCTTAACGACTTACTTTGGGATCTCATTCGGGACGCCCGCAAAACCATAGCGCAGTACGAGTTTTGCCAGGCCTACGCGGAAAGCGTTAGCGCACCGTGAAGCGCCTGATCCTGGTCCTGTTGCTCTACGGATGCAGCGGGGGCGGGGGCAGTAACGTCCAGACCACGACACCGGCCGCAGTAGTTCCACCTGCGCCGCAAACTGTACCACCCAGTGCTACATACGACTGGCGGGATTACACCCCGCTCCGTGGTCCAAGTTATGACGCAAGCGGCTGGCGGTCCGAACAAACCAGCCCGACGACCTTCAATATCTACTGGGGGCCGACCTGGGAAGAACAAAGAATCGCCAACAATCCGGCTGACGGTGGAAAGCCTTGGGTGTTCGTTGACGCTTATGTGGCGCCGGGGATCCGATACGAGATTCACGTCACCCGCGCCGAACTGAATCGCCTCGACGGTAAAGGCTGGGTAAACATCCTCCCGGTCAGCGATCCGCGCGTGTACCTGCCGGCCGAGATCGGTATAGCGGGCGCCATCACCCGGCAATGGGGATGGATTTACCTGGACGGCTACCCGATCAAGCGGTACTTCTGGTACAGCCTGGTCAAACCGAATCCCCAGGGGCTTTACAACTCCTGCTGGACCTTGAATGAAGCCACGCGGCCGACGCTGATCCAGCAAGAAGCCTGGTGGGATACCGGCGGCGACAATTGGACCGACCGCGGACGGGGCGAGATCGACCCGACCACCAAGGAACCGAGCGGGGAAGGCATCCAGTTTTTCTACTACATCCACAACGCCAAGATGATCCTGGCCGGCGACGGAAAGTTGCACGGCGGATACGCATGGCAATACGGCTACAACGGCCAACCGACCGGTTGCGCCCAACTCTAACGAGGACACCATGACACCGCAGGACATCACCAACATCCGCGAACGGCACAGCAAAGTCGTTCATGTCATCGGCAACCCGGCGCAGACGCTACTCGCGCGCGTGCTGTCCGAGGACATCCACACCCTGTTGGCGTATGTGAGCGAGTTGGAAACCTTGGGACCGCGGGCGGCATGAGCAAACAAGACAACTACGACGGCCCGAACCGCCGGCAGGAGCAATGGCACCTGAAACGGGAAGTGAACCTCGCCCACCTGTTCACCACCATCGCCGCCGTAGTCTCCGTCGCCACGTTCCTTGCCAACCAGGACAAGCGCCTCGCGCTGGTGGAAGCGGCCATCGCACGACAAGATCAGGAGCGCCTTGAAAACCGGGTGGACATGAAGGAAATCAAGGATGACATCAAGAAAATTCTGGCGAGGTTGAAGTGACCGCGAAGAAAGTAACGAAACCCGCCAAAACACCGAAAAAGGCGGCATCGGCCAAAGATCGACCGATTAAAACGAGTTTTGAGCCAATAAAACCGAGTGGGCAAGGTAAGGACATGGCCGAAATCCCGCAGAAACAGGGAAATGTCGGATACAAGAAGCCGCCGGTCGAACATCAGTTCAAACCCGGAAATCTGGCGAATCCCGGTGGCAAACCGGTGGGCGCACGCAACCGCTTGCAAGGCGACTTCCTGCGTGAACTCTCCGAGGACTTCGCCGAGAACGGCAAGACCGCCATCATCCAATGCCGCACTGAAAAGCCGGATGTCTATATCAAAGTGGTGGCCTCATTAATGCCGAAGGAACTGGAGATCAAGCGCCCGCTGGAGGAATTGAGCGACGACGAGCTCGCGTCATTGGTCGATGTCTTGCGCACATCCCTGGAGGTTAAGGTGAAGCCGGCAACCCCGGCCAGCCAAGTCCGGCACTGATGGAAATCGAAGCAACCAAGGCGCAGCAGGTACTCGCTGCCGCCGAGGCAGAGATCAAGAAACGCTGGCTGGAGAACAGCCTGCCGCGGTACAAACCGTACCCCAAGCAGAAAGACTTCCACGCCGCCGGCGCCACGCACCGCGAGCGCCTGCTGATGGCCGGCAACCAGTTGGGCAAGACGCTGGCCGCGGGCAATGAGGTGGCCATGCACGCCACCGGCAAGTATCCCGCCTGGTGGACAGGGAAACGCTTCAACGGCCCGACGGTCGGCTGGGCCTCGGGTGTCACGGGCGAATCGACCCGGGACAATCCGCAGCGGATCCTGCTGGGCCGGCCGAACGAGTGGGGCACGGGCACGATACCCAAGGCGGATATTGTGGGAGCCCCGACCCGGGCGAGTCATGGTGTGGCCGACTCGATCGACACGGTACGGGTTCGTCATGTGTCCGGCGGCATTTCCACGATCTCGTTCAAGTCGTATGAGAAGGGCCGGGAGAAGTGGCAAGGCGAAACGCTGGACTGGGTATGGTTCGATGAAGAACCGCCCCTCGACATTTACACCGAGGGCATGACCCGCACCAACGCCACGCTCGGGCCGGTGTTCCTGACCTTCACGCCGTTGCTGGGCATGTCGGACGTGGTGCGCAAGTTCCTGGTCGAGAAGGCGCCCGGAACCCATGTGACCTCGATGACCATCTTCGACGTGGATCACTACACACCGGAACAGCGCCAGGCGATCATCGCCAGCTACCCGGCGCATGAACGGGACGCACGGGCCAAGGGCATCCCGACGATGGGCTCGGGCTTGATCTTCACGGTGGAGGAAAGCCGGATCATCTGCCCGCCGTTCGCCATTCCTCGGCATTTCCGGCAGATCAACGGCATCGACTTCGGCTGGGATCACCCGACCGCGGCGGTGAACCTGTCCTACGACGCCGACGCCGACTGTGTGTACGTCACCAAGGAATTCCGGGCGCGCGAGTCATTACCGGCCATCAACGCCGTGGCCATCAAGGCTTGGGGCGACTGGATACCGGTGGCCTGGCCGCATGACGGCCTGCAGCACGACAAAGGATCGGGCAAGCAACTGGCCTCGCAGTACGGCGAGCTGGGGCTCAACATGCTCTCCGATCACGCCACGCACCCGCCGGCCGACGGCGACAAGGAAGGTGAAGGCGGCAACGGGGTGGAAGCGGGCATCCAAGACATGCTGGAGCGGATGCTCACCGGGCGCTGGAAAGTATTTTCGACCTGCGAGGCCTGGCTGGAAGAGCGGCGGATGTACCACCGCAAGGACGGCCGGATTGTGAAGGAAGCCGACGACACCATCAGCGCCAGCCGGTACGCCTACATGATGCTCCGCCACGCCATTACCAAGCCGGTGCCGAAGAAGCTGTTTGCCAACATGCCGAACACCATCGGCGATCGGGTGGCGGGTTATTGAATTCCCCACAAGGGATGCTGTAACGGTCTACGGATCGTGATCGTAAGCGGTATCTGTTGGGCGCCTAGTGCGCCCCTTTCTATTTCTGGAGACTGAAAATGAATCTCGCACAAATCATCCAACTCATCAACGCACTACCCGACAACCGCAATCGCGTCCCGCTGCAACAGATCATCAAGGCGCTGGTGCCGAACGGTACCGACACGGCGCTGACCGCCACGGCTTCCGGCAATCAGACCACGGCCCTGCTGCTGAAAGACAACACGGCGTACCACGAAGTCACCACGGTCGCCACTTCGGCCGACTCGGTGCGCCTGCCTCCCGCCCTGCCGGGTCAGTTGCATTTCGTCAAGAACTCGGGTGCTAACGCCATGCAAGTCTTTGGCTCGGGCACCGATACCATCGACTCGGTAGCCACGGCAACGGGGATCTCGCAGATCGCGGGCGAGGGCTCGCTGTATGTCTGCGTGGTCGCCGGCAATTACATCCGCCTCAAAGGGGTCGGTACCTCGACCTCGTTCTCGTCGCTGGTGGCGAATGACATCACGGGCGGGGATTCCTCGCTCGACATTCTCGGCCTGGGCGCGGCGCAAGGCGGCTCGACCACGGTACAAGGTGGCACATCCTCGACATCGGCTAATGCCGGCGGTGCGGCTACCCTCAAGGGCGGCACGCCCGGTGCGACCGGCATCGGCGGTGCGGCCGTGGTGGTCGGTGGTGCAGGCCTCGGTGGCGCAGCGGGTGGTGTGGCCAGTGTGACCGGCGGCGCGGGTCAGGGTACCGGCGCGGGTGCGGTGGCCTCGGTCAGGGGCGGCGCTTCGGGCGCGGGCGCAACCGGCAACGGTGGCGCGGCTTCCGTCACGGGCGGCGCGGCAACCTCGACCAACGGTACGGGCGGCGCGGCCAGTTTGGTCGGCGGACTCGGCACCGGCACGGGGGCGGGTGGCGCGATTGCCATCACTTCCGGTGCGGCCGGTGCGACCGGTGTGGCCGGCGCGATTGCCATTGCCGTCGGCGCGGCCACGGCGGGCAACGGATCGAGCATCACCATCACGGGCGGCAACGGTGCGGGCGGCACGAACGCGGGCGGCGATGTGAACCTGGTGCCCGGCGCGGCGGTATCGACCGGCACACCCGGCCAGATCAAGGTCAACGGCGATGCCAACCTGATCCCGGTTAACCTGACCTCGATCGGCGTCCTCGAAGTCGTGACCCGTTCGGTGTTTGTCTGTAAGCGGCCGATGCGCCTGGTCTCCGTTGGACTGGTCTACGGTGTCGCATCTACATCCGGCACGATGCAGGTGGAAAAACTCACCGGCACGACCGCGCCGGGCTCGGGCACCAACCTGTTGACCGGCACGATCTCGATGTCCTCGACCGCCAACACGGTCAACTCGGGCACCTTGATTGCCACCGTCGCCTCACTCACGTTCGCCGCGGGTGATCGCGTGGGCTTTGTGTTCGCCGGCACGATGACCAACCTGGTCGGCTTTGCTGCGACCGCGTGGTTCACACCCTGCTAAGGACTGACATGGCCCTGACGCACCCTGACGCACAAGTACAGGCGATCTTCTCGATGCTGGAACAGGATCGGGACGACGCCATCGTAACCGCGGGTAATTACGCTCTCGAAGCCTCCCGGCTTCGGGGGCAGATCGCGGACCTGAAAAGCCAGCTCGCCCTGTTTATCGAGCCGGTTGCAGACGTACCACCGGCCGGCACCGTGATTGATGTCGAGCCGATCAAGCCCGCGGAGGCCACAAATGGCGATTGAAGCGATCCAGAACCTCATCAACTCCCTGTCGATCAAGAAGGATGTCGGCGTATGGTCGCTGATCTTCAAGCGCGTGCTGACCAACGACATCGAGGTATTGACCGCGAACCGTACCATTCTCCCCTCGGAGAACGGCCGGACGTTCTACCTCAACAACACCACCGGTTTCCAAAGCATTCTGCCCCCGCCGTTTCTCGGGGCGCGCTTCACGTTCATCAACCAGACCGCGAACACCACCGCCAATCACACGGTTGTGACATACGGTTCGGCCAATATCATCAAGGGCAACCAGTTCCCGGCCGATGGGGCGGCAGGCGATACCGGTACGGCCGACGATACCTGTATCTTCGCGCCCAACCAATCGGTTGCCGGTGATCGGCTGGAACTGTATTCGGACGGAACGAGTTGGTTCGCCTACGCCTATAGCCGTGTCGCCGCCGGCATGAGCTTTAGCCAGGTATCTTGATGATGCAAGCCCCTGACGCCGTGGATGTCACGGTGGACATTGTGATGCCCGTCGATCCGGTCGAGCAGGAGCGCATCGAGTACGAGCGCATCCAGGTATTCGGATCGGAGTTGCAGGGCAAGTTTCAGCAGTATTGGACCCGCCGGAAACCGATCGAGGGCAAGTGGCTGGAGGACTTGCGCCAGTTCTACGGCCAGTACGATCCCGATGTCGACGCCGACCTCAAGGCATCCGGCAGTTCACAGTTGTTCGTCAACATCACCCGGCCCAAGACCAACACGTTCGCGGCGCGGATGATGGACATGCTGCTGCCCACCGACGAGAAGAACTGGGGCATTGGTCCCAGCCCCTTGCCGGATGTGGACCAGATGGTGTCGAGCGAGAAGCCGATCACCGGGCCGGATGGGCAGGTCGCCACCGCGCCGGACGGCACCCCGGTACAGGAGCAGGACGCGGCCAAAGCCGCCATCGACGCCAACAAGGAAGCGTCGAAGAAGATGGAAACGCAGATTGACGACCGGCTGCAGGAAGGCAACTACAACGCCATCCAGCGGCAGGCGATGGAACAGATGGCGCAGATCGGGACGGGCGTGGTCGAGGGACCGGTGCAGATCCTGAAAGCGCCGAAACGCTGGACCCGGCAGGGCGGCATGTGGACGCAGACCTCGAGCGGTGGTGTCGTCACCCCGACCGTCGAATGGGTGGACGTGTGGGACTTCTTCCCCGATATGTCGAGCCCGAATCCGAAGTTCTGGAAGGATGGATTCCGCCGCTACTACATGACCGGCAAGGAACTGCGGGAACGCGCCAAGCGCACCGGATTCAACCAGACCGCGGTGCGCAATATCCTCCGGGATGAAAAGAACCGCAGCCCGTTGACCGACGAACACATGGCGCAACTGCGCTCGATCCAGGGCGTCACGAACTATGTGGACGACCGGTATGTGGTCCTGAAATACATCGGCCCGCTGGATAAGAGCCTGATGGAAGCCGCCGGCATGCAAGTGGACGAGGACGAACTGCAGGAATACTACGGCATCGTGTGGCTCTGCGATAACACGGTGCTGAAAGTCGATCCGTATTTCCTCGACTCGGGTTCGCTGCCGTGGTCGGTGTGCTACTGCGAGAAAGACACCATGAGCCCGTTCGGCTGGGGGATTCCCCGCCTGATGCGCGGCGAACAACGCGCGGCCAATGCGTCCTGGCGGATGATGATCGACAACGGCGGATTGTCCACCGGACCGCAGACCGTCATGGACCAACTGGCCATCACCCCGGCGGATGGGAAGCCCGGCATGACGCCGCGGAAAGTCTGGATCAAGAACCCGGCCTACAAGGAAGTGCCGATCGGCAACGTGTTCGGCCAGTTCACCATCGACTCGCACCAGGCCGAGTTGATGAACATTTTCGAGCTGGCGATCAAGCTGGCCGACGAAGTGACCATGACCCCGATGATTCTGCAAGGGGATCAGGCACCGCACATCACCAAGACCGCGCAGGGCATGGCGATGTTGAACAACAACGCCAACATCGTGCAGAAGCGCGCGGTCAAGCACTACGACGACAACTTCACCGCGCCCCTGATCAGCCGCATGTTCGAGTGGGAAATGATGTTCAACCCGCGCGAGGACATCAAGGGCGACTGGGAAGTGATCGCCAAGGGCGCGTCGGTCCTGATGGAGAAGGAACTGCAATCGCAGACGCAAATGCAGTTCATGCAGTTCAAAGGCACCCAATGGGATGCGTACTTTGACTGGTACAAGATCGCCGAAGGCTTCGCCAAGAATGTCCGCATGGACGATGTGGTGCTGCCGAAGAACGAGGTCGAGCAGGCCATCAAGGCGCAGCAGCAGGCCGCCGCCCAGGCCGCCCAGCAAGGGGCCGGTGCCGACCCGAACTGGCAGCAGAAAGCCCAGCTGGAGAGCGACCGGATGCAACTCGACAAAGCCATGCACGACGACGCCATGCAAGTGAAGATCGCCGACATCGCCGCGCGCCGCGGTATCTCCATCGAGCAAGCCCG